GCTATAATTGTATGGGCGCGTAAGCCCCTGATCTTACTGCCATCACCTAGCGGGACTGCCATCGCCCAGCTATCATTGAGTCGCATAGTGCACCTGTCTACATCTCGTCTGGGGCCGCTACTGTCGGTGCATATACTCCGCAATATAGGAGCATTACGCCAAATCGTATCCATGTATTCAAAAATTACTTTGCTCTGCCTAAAGGCAGCACCCACAATAACAATTTTAGTTGCCGGTATAAGCGTGCATTTTAATATCGCATAGACAGCCAATAAAAAAGATTTGCCGAAGCCTCGACTTGCAATATACATCGGAAAGGCACGTATCCAGAGTTCCTGTAAGATAGCAACTTGCTCAGGAAGTAATTCGACATTTAATAGTCGCTTAACTGTCCATTGAAAATATTTAGGCTCTCGCATTAGGCGAAGGACATAAAGGTGAAGGTTGTCCCGATCCTTTTGGGACAAGCTGATTAGAGGGTTCTCGATATCTTTGAGGTCATCTCGGTTTAAGTCAAGCCAAGCGTGTTCGGGCGTTTCAACGTTGTAAGTCATTTACGTGCCTCATAATTCTGAAGGCGATTTCTTCAGCCCTTCTCTTGTCTCCGCAGGCCACGACATGAATTCCGTGCTCTATTTGGGCACTCGCAATGACCCTCATCAGATACTTACCCCGTATGCGTATTTTGGACCATTTATTTTTAGGAATTCCCGATCCTTCAGGATATTGTTCAATTTGATGCCATCCAAATTCAAAAAGAAGGAAGGCGTAAGGAAAAGAAGCCATCGCCTTTAGTTGTTGCAAGAATCTTTTTTCCCCACAGTTTCCAGCGAACTCGGAAACAGACTCCTTTCTTTCTATGCATAATATGTGCTCTTTGTCCTTGATGGCATAATCGCCAATATCAACTTTGGCTGTCTCAGTTCCTATGCAATGAGCGTCTTCTTCATACCACCATCCGTGCCCCTTCTTCTCCCTCGTATCACGAATAACAGTAAACCGTCCCATGTTAATCTCTTCGTTGGATATAAACGGGAGTAGACTCACCTACATAAGCGCACCAAGTGTTAAACTCAAGATATTCAATTGCTTCCTCAATATCGCAATCGTTTTCATGGCAAAACACTTCTATCATTTTATCCATATCATAAACTACCCTATCGTCATTTGTAATTCCGACGATGGCTTCGTCAAAATACCCCTCCGATAAGAGCAGCAGTTCTTCCCCATGCTTTTCAGCCAGCAGTTCTCTTCTCATTTGCGAGCGTCCCATTCTAGTAGTTTTAAAAAAAATAGCTCATAACCTTCTTCGTTACCTTTAATCTTGCGATGACATTCTCGGCAAAGAGTAATGCCATTGTTAATAGAATATCGTAACGCCGGATGGCTCCCCCACTTCTTAATGTGGTGAACCTCTAATCTCTTTCTTGAATTACATCCGGGCCACCGGCATTTATTTTTATCGCGACTGCGGATATCTTTACGCCATTTAGCGTAAGCCGGGTCATTCCAGTTTCTGCGCTGCATTGATATCGTGACTCACCATAATTTTGACTAATTCTGCAAATGTGATCTTAGGCGTCCACCCAAGTTCTGACTTAGCCCTGAAAGGCAATCCCTGTAGGTATTCAACTTCTGCGGGTCGATAAAATTTGGGATCAACCACTACATAGTTGCTCCAATCCCATACGTCAATGGACGAAAATGCCTCGTTGAGAAAATCCCCGATAGAGTAGGTTTTTCCGGTAGCAATAACGTAGTCTTCAGGAGAGCTTTTCTGCAACATGGCATACATTGCCTCCACATAGTCTTCCGCATGCCCCCAGTCTCTTCGAGCTTCTAAATTGCCCAGACGAAGCTTGGGAAACTGGAAGCCCTGATCTCGGGAAACCCTGCCCGGAATATGTATCTCGTCTATGTCAAAAACTAAATCTTCGTACTTAATATCATGCCTATTAATCCAAACTAGAAATTCCCCAATCCACTTTGTAATTTTTCGAGTAACGAACTCCTCCCCTCTTCGCGGACTCTCATGGTTGAATAAAATTCCACAGCATGCAAAAATATCATAAGCTTCCCTATAGATACGTACAAGATGATGTGCTGCAACTTTAGCTACTGCATAGGGAGATTGCGGCATAAGGGTGGTATCTTCGTCTTGGTATTTACCTGCATAGTTCTCTGTGAAGTTCTTGCCGAACATCTCGCTCGTAGAGGCTTGATAAAACTTGGTAGACGGGGAAAATCGTCTTATTGCTTCTAAAAAGTGGAGCGGTCCTAATGCATTAACTTGAAAAGTAAAATCAGGTTGTTCAAAAGAGGTTGCCACATGGGACTGGGCAGCAAGGTTGTATATCTCATCCGGCTTATACTTATTCACAATCTCATATACACATCCTGAATCTGCCACTTCTCCTTCAACTATGGAAAAATTAGGATGAATCATCGACTTGCCAAGTCTGTCAGAAGTGTTTGTGCTACTGCGTCTTTTCAGTCCAAGGACTTTGTAGTCCTTGTCTAGCAGAAGCTCAGATAAATAAGAGCCGTCCTGTCCTGTAACTCCAGTTACTAAAGCTGTCTTCATATCTGTTCCTCTTCCTTTAAGGTGTTAGAATTCAATATTGGTTGATCCACTGTCCCGTCCTCATACTCATGGTATTCACCCAACTTACTGACTGCCTTTTCAGCAGCAACCCTGTGAATCTCCATATCGAACCCTTCTTTTTCTCTAACTTTTTTATCGTCCAATTGACGTAACCAAGAAGTAAAATTGGTCTTGGCGTCGTCTGCATTTCTCTTGCGTTGCTCTCTTGTTCCCTTTAGATCCTTGAGTAATCGTTCTTTCTTAGTAAGCAGTTTCTCATGCTCGTTAATATAAGCTGATTTAGAAGACATGGCTGCTCCTAACTGGGTTTGGAAAGAGGCGAGGGCTTGGGTGTCTTGCATGGGCGTGGGTTTTGCCATCTCATCCTCAATCAATTTGTTAAGTCTCTCTATATTTGATACAACTTCTTGCCTGTCTTCCATGCCTCGGTTGATAAGCACCTCAGTCCTAATGACCTCAAGAATTTCCATCTCCTCCGTGTGTGTTACATCTTCTGAGAACTGCCTGAAGTAATCAATCCATTGATGTTCAAAAAAAATAAGTTCGGCGTCATTGAATTGCTTCCTGAGTTCTTTGAAGTAGTATCGTTCACGTAGCTTGACCAACAAATGTTCATCATCGGTCATGTTGCGCATTCTAAGGTTTTCCTTGTCTATAAACTTCTGCACTGGCGCAACTGTCCGGTTAAGACGGTCGGCAATTTCCGTGAGGGGCATGTCGAAGCAATTTTGTCGAATAAAATTCATATCCGCAACGGAGAGCTTCCCACGCTTTCGCTTACCACGTTTCCGTGTCAATGTCGTTCTCCTTTAGTATGTTCATGATTATCGTAACGATTGCTTCTCTACGGACCTTGGGAAGCTTTAGATTGTTTACAAATCTTACCCAGTCTTCTCGACATTGGACAGGAATAGACTTGTCTACTAAATTAAAGATGTACTTTCTATCAAGGATCTCCTCGATGCCCCCTGAACTTTTTACATCTAATTCAAGCTGTGCAGTATTCATAATATTGCGTTTAGAAGTATTTCTCTTTAGCCATCCAGCATATAGGTCGCACTCTTCGTGATTACTGTATTCTTTACAGCCGTACCCTTTGTCATTTGAAAAAGATATATCAAAAAACGGGCAACTGTCACAGGGTTTATCTGGCCTACCAAAGTTATTTCGCTTGAAGTTGTAAAGCCGGTTGCGAACATGGGTCCACAAAAAATTCTCAAGCGGTCTTATCCCGTCGTAATTTTCCATGCCCTCCCAAGCAAACAGGCGTGCCTGCTGCCTCATGTCTTCCAAGTCGTGATAGCCAAATTTAAACTTGCCCGCTAATCTATTGGCAATATTATTGATTATCTGGATTACTTGGGCTTCCGTCATACCCTGTGGAATCACCTTGTCTAATCTCCTGTACCTCGATTTGCTCTATAGATAACTCAGGGTCTCGAATTAAAATAGCTGCTTCTATATGGAATGCATCCATGCTAATTTCTAAACCTATGATCTCTTCTACCTCTTCTCCCGTATCTGCGTTCACAACCTTGGTGGTTGGAGGGGTGCCTTCAGATAGTATTTTTAGCTTCATCAGTATCTCCTAAAAGTTCTTGCATGTCTTTCTCTTTGGATAGACTAGCCTGTGCCGCAGCCTCTTCGTCCACTCCGCTCGCAGCGACCACCTGCGGTTCCGAGGACGCTATTAACCTTCCGTCAGAATTTTTGAAATATCTCATTAAAATCCTCCCTTGGTAAGACTATAATATATTATATACCCAAATGGCCACTTTATTAATACACAAATGGGCGATCAATGAATATTA